TATTTCAATAACGTTTTCTAGATTTGCTGTATCTTTTCTATTAATAATTATACTTCTAATAAAGTTTCTGGATTCAGGAGTTTTAATTCCTTTTGGATCATTTAAAAATGAATTATAATCATCGTTGTTAAGAGGACCATCAACATAATGAGCTGTATAGTCTTTTAAAAATTTTTCAAAAACTGCATCTTTGGTATCGTATGCTGTAAGAGTTATAGGAGTATAATCAATACCTGTAAGAACAGTTTTCTTTGCGTTATATGCATTCAGTGTTTGCGACCTATAAATGTAGGTCGGTATTTGCACGTTTGCAATTCTAACAAGACTCAACGGAGTTGGGCTGTCTATATAGTTTAATGAAACAGTAAAAGAATATTTATTTCTTGGTACTGCGTCAATTTCGCCTACTCGGGAATCTTGACTATAGACTTTATATGCTGAGTCGCCGATTGCCATCAGTGGTTCCTATCTGTTATCTAGTAGCGCCAGATTGTGCTGAGTCGCTAGATGCAGATTTTTCACTTAATGCGTCTGAACCATCGATTGAATGAACCGCACTATCATATCTTAATTGGATAGTTACTTGGATCATTGTAGAATCTGCATAGTTTAGATCACCATACTGAACGTTAGCAATATAACAACCTTGCAATTCCCACTTATCAAATACAGTTGGTGATGTACTACCATTTGCACCATCTAGTGTTTCTAATGTTACACCAAACTTATATGCATTACCTGAAATTGAACTGTGTTGATCTGCATGGTCAACTTGTCTATTTAATTGGTTACCAATTTTCTTAATAACATTTGATTTCATGTCATCTCTGAATACGATTGAAATTGGTTCCCAGGCGTGTTTACCTGCAAGATACATTTTTGAGTTGTAAGAATCTACTACAACTTCTTCATGTGTCATTGACGGTCTGCCTGCACTAATAACGTTCTGAGTTACTTCATCTGTCGCTGTTGCACCACCAAGGTCTTCAAAGGTAACTCTGAACCTATAACTTAATTTAGGCATTAAAGTTGTTCCTGCTGAAGAGTCTGTTGGTACTCCAAAATTTGTAATTACAGCCATTTTATTTCTCCTATATACTACTGTAGTATTGTTTATCTTATATTGTATTTATCAAATCAGTGTTCAAAAAGATAGGCTTCTGTAAAAGAAGCCCATTTTAAGGTAATTTGACAGGTTACTAGTTGTAACCTGTCAAATCGTGTAATAATATTATGCTAAGAATCCGTATGAAGGGAAAGTTTCTGAATCCATTCCCAATCTGCCCGGAGTTTCGCCAAGATCAATGTTGCTATCTAGAATGTATTGCCTAAATGCTAATCTTGAGTTTTCGTCATCAAAGTCATATCTTACCCATACTGAACCTTCATATAATTTATATGAAACGTGTACAGTACCTACTGTTTCAGGCTTTCCTGCTACTGCATTTGTAACTGTAGCAAAGCCAGGTGATGCTTTAAAAGCTTCAACTGATGCGTGAGGAGCACCTGGGGCTTTTCTTACTCTAAATCTAAAACCACTTGCGTCTGTTGGATTATTGTTTAATGCCATTTTAGTTCTCCTTAGTTTCTCGCACAGTCCACACCTTTACGGTCTGTTGCTGGGTGAGCATATGGTAACTTTTCAATTAACCATTTTACTGTATCTGCACGTAAATCGTCATCGAGACTCAGTGCCGCACTTAAATGATATACATCATTAACAAATGAAAATCCATAATGAACTTTTCTTGTGTTAATTGCGTACCATCTACGTGCTTCTGGTTTAAATATTTTACCGTCAACTACAAAATGAAATTCTGCAGAATTAGTATGATTTAAATGGCAAATCATTCTAAATGAATCGCCTGTTATTCCGTCTGGAGTTACTTGTCTCCATTTGTCTCTGTGTGGTGCAAGGTAATCACCTTTGTTGTAAATTAAACAACCTAGTGATTCTGTATGTGCTGGTAGATTCCAATCTTGAGGAATTACGCTATATTCATGACCTTCTTTAGGGCCATTGTAATCACCACTTACACGTGAACGAAGAATTTTTGATGGGTCAGCATTCATAGCGTCAATTTGTTCAATTGCGTTATGTGGTACCCAAGCATCTAATTCAATGATGTCACCTGCCGCTCCAAAAAGGAAGTTTGTATCAAACGCCATATTAGTAGTTTTTTCAGCATTAAACTTTAAGCCTTCTGAAACTGGTGTAGCGATGATTTTGTTTTGTTCTATTTTTACCATGGTATTGTCCTTTTTAAATTTTAAAAAAAACTGTAGCTCATCTGAACTACAATATATTGCATTGCAATTTGCATAAGTATTTATCTGAAAACCCCAAAAAGAAAAAGGCTACTATAAAAAAATAGTAGCCCTTATTCTTGTATTATTTTAGTGTCTTATTAACTTAATTCGCCAGTGTTTACAATTCTAATTGGAATGTAAATAAACTCTGCCGCTTTAGTTGGCTCAATAGCAACATCAATGTAAAATTCATTGGCGTCTATTCTAGCCGCTGTATTGTTTGTTGTATCACAAACTACTGCAAAGTCGTATATTCCACGTTGTTGTAAAATGTTTGCTAGGAAACCGTCAAATACTTGTTTAGCATTTGCTCTAGTACTAGAATCATTTGGCTCAAATAAGAACGGTCTTGAAATAACTGCAAAACGTTCTCTTAGGTAAGCTGTTAATCTAGCAACATTAACTCTGTCTAATGCCGAAGCACTCGCGTGTAATGATTTTTGTCCAAATACTACAACACCTTCTGCAGGAAATTTAGCTATTGGGTTTAATTTTTTATCATACATTGAGTCTCTTTGACCTTGAGTTACTGCTAGTGACACAAACTCGTTTTCGCTGTTTAGGTATCCAACGTTTGATGCATTTTGTACAACACCACGTGTTAGACCAGCTGGTGCAAACCATTGAAATGATACATTGTCACTATACGCATAAGTGTATAATGCAATGTGTGATGCTGGTGCTACAACGTTATCGCCTGTTACAGGGTTAGTTGTGTATGCGTGTGGATAATAAACTGCTGAGTAAGTATTCTTTGTTACTAGGCCGCCTTCACCGTTTGTAGTTGCGCCTGTTCCTTGAATCCAAGATACTGCTTCTGTTGGATTTAAACGGAATGGTGCATCAACAATGATAAATGCAGTTTCATCTCTATTACTGTTTAATGAAACCATTTCATCATATAGTTCAGGATAACCTGGTGCCGCAAGTAAACGGAATTGAATTGTGTCTTGTTGTAGGTCGCTTACACTTGCCGAAGCCTGCATAGCTGTTACTACTACTTTTCTTTGTGCAATTCTACCAAATGAACCACTGCCATCTGCTTGATTACCTGCTTCAACTCTCCATTTCCAAGTTGTAGTTAGAGCTGAATTATATTTTCTAACTGTTCCACCTGATCTACACATATTAATTCCAGTAATTCCTACCGGGTGTGTTAATGGATCTGGTGCACCTGTTAATAGTGTTGCTTCAAATGCGCCTGCTGATGTATCATTTGCAGTAATGTCTCCAAATACTACACCTGCCGCAGTTGATTGATCTGCTTTATCTTTTAGAACCCATGCAGTACCATTGTGTCTGTAAATTACAGGATACCCTGAAGCATCTGTATCTACCCAATAGTCACCTGCTGATAAAGAACCACCTGCACTATCTGTTGTTGGTGCAGTTGTAACGTACTGTACGTCTGAAGCTCTTTGCCATTTTTGTGTTCCTGAATCGCTTACTACTTCGTAGACTGCTAATTCATTTACATCTGGATCAAACCAAATTGTACCATTAGCTGGGTTACCAATTGGAGTAGTTGCTTTTACTTCCATTACATAACCGCCAGTTGCTACTGAAGCGTCTGTTGCAACCTGATCAAAACCATTTCCAATGCTATCGTATCTGTTAAAGATTAATGATGCATCACTTGCAGAAATGTCCATCCAGACATCGCCGTCAATTAATGTTCTTGCAGTTGCTGAAGTACCGTCTGCAAATACATCCGAAGTTGTACCTGCTGGTGCTGTGTCTTGTACGTAAACTACACTTTGTTTAACAAAGTTACCTGCTGATGTTGTAAATAATTGAACGTCTAAGTCCAATCCACCACCTGGTTTTGTAGTTTTAATCCAAACATCACCATCTGAAGGTGAACTTGGTGCTGAATAGTGTGGTGCCATTGTTGGGCCAAAGTTATCAACCCATGCTCCGCCACTAGCCGCGAAATATTTTACTGTTGTTCCAGCTGAACCATTTTCTAATACAACGTGATATCCACCTGTTACTACTGACGCAGTAGGTGCACCACTTGATGTAATTTCAACTGTTGGAGTTTGTTCAGTCCACTCAGTATTTGCAGTACTATACTTCCAAATACCAAATGATGAAGTTGAAGGTTTAATCCAGTATGTTAAATTTGCTGGATTTCCAGTTGGCTCTAATGAAACCGGTCTTAATGCATTTAAGTCAACGTCTGAACGTACAATGTACGCAGATGAACTTTGACCTAAAAATGAGTATGCCGCTAATAAACCGTATTCGTTAGTTTCATCACCTTGTTGTACTGTTCCACTTACCTTACGGAAGTCAACATTACCAAAGTATTGAGTTAATTCTCTCTGTGATGTAACTAAAATTGGTTTGTTTGCATTAGCAGACTTTGTAAATTTTGCTATGCCGTCTGACTCAGTAAGGGTTGGATCAACCTTGTCCTGACCAGTGGCAATAAACAACATTGGAACCGTACCAGCGCCTGCTGGGCCGTATACTGATTCGTCTGTTACTGTTACCTGTACGCCAGGTGAAACAAGATTTGCCATGATATGCTCCTTTTTAATTATTAGATTATTCTAATTGTTTAGTAATCTCTTATATGTAGTATTTATTTAAAATCTTGTAAAACCACCGGTTACAGAGTTAAATTATGTTTTAATTGTGTCTAAAAGACGGTCAAAACTGCGACAAATCAATTCTTCAAAGCCTTCGCCCCATTTGCCATGTACTATCATATGAATTCTGTTTTCTGTTCCTCCGTGCCATACACAATGCTTTCTACCTATGTCAATAGCACGAGCTTCACCTGGTTCCCAAGGTATTAAACCTGCATCTTCTTGTGCAAATTCTACGCCAGGAGGATTACTTAAAGATATGTTAAATGCGGCCATGTTTCTTCTATCAAAATCTTGGTGTGGTTGAATAAAACCACCTGGTTCCAATAGCATATATCGTACTCTTTGGAATTCTTTAATTGGAAAACTTTTTAGCCAGTCAACTGTAGCAGGACAATCTTTTGCAATTTCTGTCCAAGTATAAGGAGGTATATTATCTGGAGTATCTATTCCTTCTTCTACATAATAATTTGAAGGTTGTGTTCTTTGTGCAGATTGTCCGTGTACTGCAATACTACTCCAACCAGGATGCATATCTCCTCTATGTTTAACAAATCTATTAAGAAACTTTTCTGCTTCTATTGTCATTTCTTTATAAGGAAGTGGCATATCTAAAAGTAAACTAGGACAATTACTTTCTTGTATAATCCATTTTGAATACTTCATTTTGGCACGATCATTAGTTTTCCAGTCATTGAACTCATCACTAGGCATTTTTAAATCTTGATAATGTTCTTTTTGTTTACACCCAGTAATAAACTCTTTTACTTTTGTTAATTTACGTGAATACATTTCATCTTTTTTTATTTGTTCCATTTTAATAACCTAAATATATTATCTCCTGATATTTCAGAAAATTCTCTCGTATCTGCATCATCTATCCAAAATGCTGAAGAGAATGTTCTGCTATTACAATATGTTCCTCTGTATAAATTTATTAATGCATTATTGTTGTTACTGTATTTATTTTTTATTTTACCAATTAAGTCGTTAGATAATTGCCATTTTTGCCTTAGGCTATAATAAAATGATAAAGGCATATAATGAAATATATTAGTAAAATGAAAGTATGTCATTAATTTAGGATCAACAGCTCTAAGAAAGTTATTATGTTCAGGTTGATTGTATAGATCAGTTTCCATTGTTGCAATACTCATTTCTTTAAGATCATTATTAACCCATTCAGAAAATCCTTCTTTGTTTAATTCATTTATTAATTCTTCAGTATGACTTAACTGTTGTATACCTTTATAATTGCCAGGTTTATTCTTTTTTTGATCTAATACAAATTCCGTATAACTAGTATTAGCATTCCATTCTTTGATTAATTTATCTGTATATTCAATAGCAAATTTAGATATATCGTATATTACAATCCTATCACCTGCTTTTAAACCTAATTTAAACGCATATACAAGTGTACTAATACCAGATGCAGGAGTTACTACTTGTTGAAACTTTCCATTCCAATCTGGCATTTGATGCATACGTGGTTTGATAAACTCATCAAGATTTTGAACATTCTCAGTATTAGCAACAAAACACGATTTTTCTTGATTAACTTCTTCTAAAAGATCTGCTCTGTGTCTAGGAGCATCTACTTCAACTTCTGCATAAGCATATTGTTTTGATATTCTACAATCTTTATCCCATGATACTATCTTTTGTTTAGATTCTATCAAAGCCTTTACCATATTCCAACCTTCACCTAGTGGCCCTTGATATGTTTTTAAATTTTTTGTTATTGGTGGACAAATCCATAATGGAGTATATTGATCATGATGATTTTCTTCACTGCGTACTGGCTCTAATGTTTCAAGTGGCAAATCCACATCTCTTTCTCCCCATTCAGGAAAACCTGCTTCTGCCCACCACGTAAGATTTATAAAAAATGTTTGTGGATGTATTTCGTAGTAAGCTTCTTCTCTATCTAATATATGTCCAATAAAATTAACACCAGCATTTTTATTAAGAAACTTTTTAAAATTTAATAAAAAATCAGGTCCACGCAAAGTACAGCCTTGCTTAAGAACAAGTATACTTGAAAACCCATTATTGTATGCTTTTTTTAATAAATCATTTACAGTTTCATCAGCAAACTGAGTCGGAAAAAAATGAGCAAGTTCTACACTCCAATAATCAGTTAGATTTTTTGTATAGCCTTTTGCAAAGTCATCTTTAATATTATTATTATATAACCAGCCAACTGTTATTTCTTTGTTGTGGTTTTTTATTTGCCAGAAATCATGCTCAAACATATGTTACCTCTATATAACATATTTATGCTATGATTTTATTGATTGTTTGTGTTTTAAATGATTCTAACGTTGAATTGTTATCTAATTGTAAATCAAAATCCCAACCTGCCCAACTCCATTCGCTTTTATGCACATCTGGGTAATGTGCTTTCATACTGTCTACCATATTTGATTTCTTTTTATAATTAGCATGATTTAACTGTGAAGCATTATTCCACCAGTCTGGTTTTTCTTCTCTCCATACTACTACAGTTCGGCCGCCCATGTTTTGAATTGCTTCAAGTTCATTAAAGAATCTACAATCACTTATAACTACGTTTTTTTCTGTCTGTTGTACTTGTCTTTCACAAGCCGCTACCCATATGTCTGGATGAAAATGTGTTCTTAACACATCTGTACCAACATACTGAAGTGCATAACGTGGTGTAAAATTAGGTATATCTAAACGTTTACTCCACCACTCATCTGGTTGTTCTCTAAATGCTCTACTTTCAGATGTGTTACCTTCTAGTAGTATTCTATCCCAACCAAATATATTTGCACAGGCATCTTTTAATACTCCAGCAAAACTTACCCTTTGAAATCCTTCTTCAATTAGAAATCCTGCGGCTGTATCTTTTCCGTGACCAATAAGGCCACATATACCTATTACTTTTTTCATACTGTTATTATAATGAGTTTTTGGTTAATTGTCAATCACAAAGTTATTATTTTTTAGTTTTTCTACTACGTCTTCAAACTTTTCTCCTAAGACTTTAATTCTTAGGTATATTCTCTCTTTGGATATCTTTGGAACACCATGTACAATCATTCCATTGAAAAGTGTAGGGTGTTTATTACTATAGTAATGGTTGTATTCTATATCTTCGTCAGTCCAACCTCTTTTTTCATAGTTCACATTACGTTCTGGTTCTTGACCTTCTCTACTATAAAAACTAATTGGCTCACCTGCGTCTTCTGGCTCAATGGGAAACATTATACCACACCACATATAATGATCAGTATGTGGATGAAACGAATATCCTGGATCATAATGTAATAAATCAATATCACGTGGATTAATTGGTGATTTAAAATTAAACATATCTACATATTTTTTTACTATAGGATATTCTAATAAATCTTTGCCTTCAGTTTTTTGAACTGCAATAGCATTCATGCCTTCGCGTCCTTTTCGTTTGGGATTAAATTCTCTTTTTTCTGGAGACAGATATTCCATATAATCACCAAATTGCATTATGTTATGTTTGTGTTGATTGGTAAAATCTAGTAATTCAAGTCGGTCATAAGTAACCTCATCTATTGTACAATGATATTTTCCTAATTGCATTTAGTAAGTTCCTTGTTTTGAGTTATTAGCCAATAACAAAACCTAAACCAGTACTTCCATCACTATATAATGTTAGTTCCATCTCAAGTTTGTCAATTTCGGCTTGTGCATCTGCTCTTAACTGATCTGCGTTCATTGTAGTTCCACCTTGTGGGCCTGCTATTTGAGTAAATTTACCTCTTGCTTCTGATAGTATTAGTTTAGCATGAGCGAAAGCATAATCTTTTAGCCAAGGACCTGCATAAGTGTCATCTAATAAACTTTCTGTTGGTCTGTGGTTATAACAATGTAGAACTGCATTGTCGTCTGCTTTAATTTTTCTATGTAGTATTAGTTTTTTATCTTGAGGTCTCCAAGTAAACAATAACTCTGCACCAAACAGTCTACCCATTGTTTCTCTATTTTGTTGTAAAAAATCAAAACTAGATAATCCACCATTACGTGTACTACCCAATAGGTATGTATTTAGATACGCCGCTTGGAAAGGTTCTATATCATTACCTGTACCACTGCTTACGCCTGTTGTACGTCTGTAAATATCCTTAACTTCCATTACTTCTTCTGGTAACGTATATTCTGCTTGTCCTTCAATCATCTCAAGAATCATTAGACTCTCTTCAACTGAATTTTCAGCACGTTGACGATATTTTTGTAATGACTTGTTTATTGCTAGTTCATAATGTTCAGGATCTAGCTCAACGTCGATCATTCCTCCACCCATACGGAGTTCTATTTCTTTTTGAAGTTTGTTAAATGCTGATGCCATATGTTAGTTTCTCCTACTACGTATTGTATTTATCAGATTTTACTTATCGTAGCAGGCTAATAGGATGGTCTCATTGTTAATTCTACCGTTTAGTTTGGTTTGAGTTGTTTTAAGAGTCTCAAATTGCTTCTCAAACTTATGTCTAGTAGCTTTTTTAATTTCTGGCAAAAATTCACTTGGTTTTCTTAGTGTCATTTGTATGCTTTTTGTTTCATCATACTCAATTATTGTAGTACCTTTAACACTTAACCCTGTTCCAGGTCGTTTAGCATTTAGTGGGTCTATATTTTTAGCATAATAGACACCTAGCTTACGATTCTTTGTGTTAAACACTACTAAGATACGTGCATATGGTATATTAGTTGGTTCTACACTAGCTAAACCGTGAGTAGTATCACTTTGTTTAAATTTAAGCTTCTTAACTATATCTTCTGGACTCTTTAGTCTAACTTTACGAGTTTTACGATTAGCTTTACCTTCAGCTTCTAGTATATCACAAGCATCTACAATTTTTCTAAAGCATTGAAGAACTAATTTTTTCTGTTTGTTGTCTAGATGCTCATATCCTTCATGAAGTTGTTCTACAAGGTCTCTTTCTTTTTCATCCATCTTATCAAGTTGAGCTTTTGTAGGAGGACTATTTAAATCTTCCATTTCTTGTAGTCCTGGAAGGTAGTAATTTCTTATAATTCTAGCATGAGCTTGTTTTACACCTAGCCTACGAAACAGTTTAGATGGATCAAATTCTTCTAATATCTTTTTATCATATTCAGCATACCAACTATCTAAAAATTCTTCAATAGGTAGTGTCATTTCAAGAGAAGCATGGCGAAGTCGGTCTTGTATACTAGGCTGTTTCTTTATAGCCAATATACGTTCTTCTTCTTTTTTCTTGTTTTCTGCTTCTGTTACTTTATCTGCACCATCTGCTATTGCTATTTTAATTTGTTTATGTAAAAAATCTGATGTAGGGTTTTGTTTACCAAGTGTGCCTGGTAGACTTTCCCAATATTCAGCTTCTTTAGGATTGTAATCTGGTTTACCCAATGCAAGTTGCCTACAGTTATAACCTACTACTGCTGACAAATGAACTGAACCTGCTTTTGCTTTACGAATATCTTCTTTAACATATTCGTTAGCTAACATCCAAGGCCAAATATGCTCTTGTAGTTCAGTAACTTTGAAATACTCATAGTACCAACTGCCGGCGGCGACTGATGCTCTGTGAAATTTCTCACCAGACCATTCTTCCCAACCTTCCCAAGAAGGCTCTTTAAGTTTAGACTTAGGTGTGCGATATACGGAAGCTCTTGGCTTCTTTCTTTTAGTGGCCTTTGGTAGCCCCATTTGAAATTCTCCTTTAGTTACTTTTTGTATATATCATCTTTGGCAGAAAAATCACTGTTTACATCTAAATCTTGCAATTCTGCATAAATCATAGATGATACATGGCCTGCTAGGGTGGGCCATTTAGTTACCAAAGTGTTTGCGAATTTTAGTTTATCCTCGTGACTTAGACGAGCAATAGATTCAACTACTTGATCGGCTTGGAGTTTCATTACACTACCTCTTGGAAACCTACATCAGCAACAACGTGTTTGTTACCTGCTGGATCAACAACAATATCACCTACTGATGTTGAATACATTCTATGAAGTCTTTCAATATTTTCTTCTGGTCCAATATTGCCTACTTCAAACACACCTTCAAGTCCTTTATCAGTTTCAATGTTTGAAACGTGAGTATAGTAACCTTTGTCAAATGCTGATTTTGCAATAGTACCTGCATCTTCTGAGAAAGACATATCTAATTTCATTTTATGCTTTTCTACAGAGTTATGACCGTCTGTATTAATTTTTTTTATTTCTGCATCCGTAACGTGGATTTGATAAAGTTGATATTTCATATATTACTCCTTATTTCTAACTATACTTACAGTTTACAGTAAGACATCTTATATGTCAACCTTATTCAGCAGAAAAAAACCCTTAAAAATCAAGGACTTATATCTTTTTTTATTTTTTGTTGATTATTTTCCGGAAAAATGTTTGAAATTATCGTAATAAAGAGCTAGTGTTGCCCATATAGCATCAGGATAAAGATTAGTATATTTGTTTCCAGTCTTTTTATAGTATTCCCATATAGTTTCACTCATGTCCATATCTGTATATTCTTTCCAAAAACTTGTATCGTCTCTACTAGATAATGCATAGTGATGTAATATATAATCACTGTTTTCTTTCCAAACTCTATTGACCATTCTGTTGTAAGTTTTGGCGTCATAGTCGCGTTTTAAGCACTCTACAAGCGTCGTAATACTATATTGTATCATAAACAAAGCATTTGATTCTAATGGGTCTATAAAGCCCTGACTGAGCCCTATAGCAACCGTATTGCCTGCCCATGGATTTTTTAACCAATTAGGATTCCATTTGATATTACGTGGTTTTTTATCCATCCATGGAGTTAAATCTTTTGTATACTCTTTAAAACTTTCTAATGCATTTTCATCATTTAAGTGCTTATCGCTATAAACGTAACCAGTACCAATACGTGACGTTAACCCAATTTTAAATTGCCAACCGTAATCACGTGCTATACTTCTAGTGTATGGAATATGTTCATCTAATTCAAATGGGCATACCCAAGCACTATTAACCAAATGTTTGTCATGTACTTTTACTTCAGTTTTATCGTTAACAAATTGTCTACGAAAACCTGTACAATCAATGTATAAGTCATAACCTTCTGGTCGTTCATCAAGTGTTTGAACAATGTGTTTTACATTCTTGCAATTTTCTTTTACTATACGTCCTGCATCTTCTGCGTGTAAGTGATATGCTACTGCTCTCCAACCTTTAGCATCATATAGCTCATCGTTGATTTGATGTTTTGTAACTTCACCGGCTTTATATTTTTTATACCAATCTTCAAATACATTATCATCATTAAACCAAAATGTAAATTTAAATTCTTCACCATCTGGCTTATCCCAACCTTGCTTTATGTTGCCATGTTTATATATAGCATCGCATTTTGACATCCATGCGTCTTCTTGCATACCAAAACTATCAAAAAAAGTTTTGATCATAGGAAGTGTACTTTCACCTACGCCAACTATTGGTATATCACTACTTTCAATTAGTGTTATATCATAATCTGGAAAGTTATGTTCCATATATCCTGCGGCCCACCATCCTGTAGTTCCGCCTCCTATGATGCAAATCTTCATATTAATAATTTCCTATACTTTTTATTCTTGTTAGGTGTCTACCGCCTTCAAATTTAGTAGTAAAAAATGCTTCGCATATTTTCTTTGCTTGAGCAAGACTTGTAAAGTCTGCACCTAAACATAACACGTTAGCGTCATTATGTTTACGAGCCATTTCTGCTTCTTTAGCACTTCTACAAACTACAGATCTTATTAACGGATGCCTATTAGTTGCTATTGACATCCCAAAACCAGATCCACATATAAGTATACCACTATTGTATACTTGCCATCCTGCTTTTACTTTATCTGGCGTTGCATAATCTTTTAAAAAAATTTCAACTACTCTAGGATAGTTAACTTTCTTTTTATCGTCATATGGTCCAATATCATGAAATAGATCTATATTAAATCTAGTTCCAATATCGCTATCAATTGGTATTAACCAATTTGATAATTGGTCTTTTAGTTTCATTCCTCTATGGTCTGATCCTATAGATAGACTAATTTGTTTCATAAAATCTCCTGTACGATTATTTAGTAATTTGTCTTTCAAATTCCTGTAAACGTTTGTAAACACTAGCTAACTCAATAATTGTTGGCCATGCTTTTAGTATATATTGCATTGATCCTTCTACTCTACCAAATGCTCTAATTATTTGTTGCATAACACCAAGTGTTACTACACCTGCTACAATAGCTGGTGCTAAAAATACATAAGCTGATAAAACATTTGCTTGTAAGTATGCTAATCTACCAATATTAAAATATAGATATCTTATATAACTTAAAAAGTGAATAGAACGAACATCTGTAAATAGTTCATCTATTGTTTTAGGTCTTATAGTATTATCATCTTCTGCTATAACTAGTATTTTTCTGTAGGCCGCTTCTTTCTTTTGTAAGTCATATTCAACTCCTACTAAACGTAGTAGCCATCCTAATCCTATTAAGAATATAGTTCCACCTAATGTCCATACTAGAGCACCTGTTACTAGTCCGTATTGCCAATCACCAAAAAAGAAAATTGGTATACCAACTGATAATCCAAGTAGTATTGGAATGAATTGTATTAGTACCATAATAGCCTCTATAAGGCTTGTACCAAGACTTTCCATAATTCTTGTAAATTTAATCGTGTCTTCTTGAACACGTTGGGCCGCTCCTTCTATTTCACTAGCTTTATCATAAACACTATGGTACCATTCTACCATTGCACTTCTCCATCTAAATAAGAAGTGAGCTGTAAAGAAACTTACTGCTACTGCTAGAGCAACATAAATTCCTGCTAGTGTAATAAATGAGGCTAAACTAGCCCAATATTCTCCCATGGTTATTGCATTAGGAGTGGCTAGTGCTTTTTGTATCATATCATAGAATGTACCAAACCATTCGTTAATCTTAACATCAATTTTGACTTGAATCCACAATGATGATAGAATGATTGTTGAACCTAGCCAAGCCCAAATCAACCATTTTCTAGTTGTAAAAAATCTAAACATATTTTTTCCTTATATTAGTACATCACATTATGTACATATATAATATTTATCTATAATCACATTAGGTTCAAAAGGCATAAATACAACATAACAAGGAAAACCACATATGCCACGTTTTACACTATACAAGCCTTATAAAGGTAACGATTACAAATTCATGGACAGAACTATTCGAGAACAGTTCGATATAGGCGGTACAGCTATACACGTTCACAAGTATTTGGGTCCACAACCTCAACAAGGCAACAATGATCCTAGTGAGCCAAACTACGGCAGTGGTATGGAAGTAGATAATATAACAAACGAAGAAATAAATCCAGAAGGTATGATTGATGAAACAAATATTCAAGACTTACTGTTTATGGAAAATAGGGATCGTAAATATGATCCTGATATTTTTGATCTTCGTGGAGTATATAATGTTAGTGACAATGACTTTGATTTAACTCAATTTGGACTATTCTTAACCAACGATACTTTGTTTATAAGTTTTCATATCAATGATATGGTAGAAAAACTAGGTAGAAGATTAATGCCCGGTGATGTTATTGAATTACCTCATTTAAGAGATGAACTTTTATTAAGCAACGACAGAGATGCTATTAATAAATTTTATGTAGTTCAAGATGCCGCTAGGGGCAGTGAAGGATTCTCACAAACTTGGTATCCACACATTTGGAGAATCAAAGTAGCACCATTAACAGATACACAAGAATACAAAGATATACTTGGTAGTGCTAACGACCCAGATAGCCTTAAAAATAAAGTAAGTGCTTATAAAACAGAACTTAATATTAGTAATGCTATTGTAAAAAGTGCTGAAGAAGCAGATCCATTAGGTTTACCACTTGCTGAACATTTGTTTGGGCAAGAAGAAACTAACAATGAGTACAATCACGGAGAAGCTTTACAACAAGGTGACCAGTTTCCAGGAAATCCTAAAGAGGGAGAATATTTTATTAGAACAGACTTTACTCCTAATAGACTATTTGTAAGACGTGGAAGCAAATGGCATAGATTATATGACAATGTTACTGAACAAACTTGGAGTGATAGAACTTATAATGCTAGTAGCTTTATTAACAATCAGGCTACAACAATTATTGACGATCAGGAGTTTCCAGAACGTCAGCCTCTCAGCCAAGTTATTAAACCAAAAAGTGATTTCAAAAAATGAGCCAACAATACTTTTATGATAAACAAATAAGAAGATACATTCAACAATTTATAAGATTGTTTAGTGGCTTCAGTGTACAAATGGGTAAGAACGAAGAAAGTGGTCTTCCAGTATTCCATAAAGTTCCGGTACGTTATGGTGATATAAACAGAATGGCGGCTCACATAACAAGAGAAAACAGTGAAAACATTATGAATACTGTTCCATTTATAAGTTGTTATGTAACAAATTTAAATCTAGTACCAGAAAGACGTACATATCAAGATCATGTAGATAAAGTTCAAGTATACGAAAAAAAGTATGACCAAACTACTGGAGAATATAAAAACGAAAAAGGCAATAGTTATACTGTAGAGCGTCATGCTCCAGTTCCTTACATAATGCAAATGAACGCAGATGTATGGTCATCAAATACAGATCAAAAATTACAATTATTAGAACAAATGCTTGTTTTATTTAATCCTACATTAGACATTAGAACAAATGCTAGTCCACTAGACTGGACTGCGTTATCTCACGTAGAACTTACTAATACTACATGGAGTACAAGAAGTGTTGGATCAAGTATTGACGATATTATTGATGTAGCTACAATGTCATTTGATATACCAGTTTATATAAATCCTCCTGCAAAGGTAAAACAACAAAAACTAATTCATACAATTATAAGTGAACTTTATAACTTAGATGATGAAAACTTAGATCTATTTAAAGCTGAACAACCATTTAACAATGAAACTTTACAATATACAGTTGTAACATATGAAAACAGAAAAGTAAAATATGAGAACAACGACCTTCAGCTATTAAATACCAACGGAAGTAATTTAGATGATGACGGAAACGTTTTAGAATGGACTAAAGAACTTACTCCATTTGGTGTATTAAGGCCTGGAATAAGTCAGTTAAGACTTAGAAAATCAAAAGACCCAGGAGAAAAAGATGAAGATATTATTGGACGTTTAGATGAACACCCAAATAATCCTAACTTATTAACTGTAGACATTGATCCTTCAACTTTACCTACAAATACATTATCAGCAGTAAATGCTATTTTAGATCCATCAATTAATTACCCAGGAGACGGGACAGTTCCTAGTTCAGCCACTGGGCAACGTTATATACTAATTAATCCTATTCCATCTACACCAATTTGGAGTGGATTAGTTGCTAACAAATATGATGTTATTGAATATAACGGTTCAAGTTGGAATGTTAGCTTTGACAGTAGTAATGTAAGTGATACACAATACGTTACGAACTTATCAAGTAGCGACCAATTAGAATGGAATGGCACAGAATGGGTTAATAGCTATGAAGGAATTTATAATGCAGGTTTCTGGAGACTATACTTATAATTGTGATGACCCACACGACGATTGTTCACATTGGATAACAAAAATATGATAACAGCCGCAGGATGTATATTCTTAAGCACCGATACTGGAAGAGTTATGCTCCAACACCGTAGTGGTGAAGTTAATCACCCTAGAACGTGGGGCTTCTTTGGAGGCAAATCAGATAATAACGAAAAGCCAATAGATACGTTGTATAGAGAAATAGAAGAAGAACTAGGATTAGTTCCTGATATTAAAAAAGTTATTCCTATTAATAAATTTACAAGTCCCAATAAAAAATTTATATACCATAGTTTTGTTGTTACAGTAGATGAAGAATTTATTCCTATACTGAATAATGAAAGTGATGGTTATTGTTGGGTTAAAATAGGAAATTGGCCGAGACCGTTACACCCGGGTGCTAAAATACAATGTAATTCAAAACAGTTTGTAAAAAAAATAAAAACTGTATACGAGCAACACTCTAGGAAGTTATAACACCCATTTCTTTTCTAGTAAACATTTCATCTAAAAAAGCATTATAAACTTCTTCATTATCATTTTTGTGTATTTTATCAAAATCTGGATCAAGTTCTAGTATTTCTGATATAGTTCTTATATCAGTTGATAAGCCTAAACTTTCAACTGCTTCTTTCCAGCCTGAAAACCTTTTTAGATTAAAGAAATCTTTTATATTAGAATTTTCTATATTAATCTGTTGCATCATTCTATCATCATTTACGTACCATGTATAATTTGGAAAGTATATGTCCCAACCACCTACATGATGCCACCAATCAAAACATTCTTTATCTTTTTCATAAAATGACCACATAGTAGCTTTTGGGAACATTTGTCTTAGTTGAGGTAAGTGATATGCAAACCAATGACTCTTAATAATTTTCTTTCCTGTATCCCAATCAGCAAACGGTTCTTTAAATTCTTTTAATACTTCTTCTTTAGAAAGTGTGTTAAGCATATCAAATTTATGTCCGTATTGATTATGTGGACCCCAATAGGCACCTCTATGCCAACCAATTACTTTACCTTCTGCATCTCTTTTTTCATAAACACGCCTAGGTGTATTATCGGTCATATTAATGTCTTTACATATAAGACTTAATAAACGTATGACTCCACTCCATCTAGAACCTGGAGCTCCTGTTACTATAATTAAATCTTCACCTTGATAATTCATTGATAATTTTCTCTGTTAAATATTTGTGTGTTTTTGGTCCAGGATGTGTTTGATCTCTAGCCAAGTCTATCATTTCTTCTTGTGTGTAATATATTGATTTAATATCTTTTGGCTCGTAATCATAAAACCAATGTTTTCGTCTTTCATTAGGTTGTAGTATAAAATACTTTGAATTTGGAAATGTTTGTTTTAATGCTAGTTCGAACATCTTAAATATTTTACCATTACTGTTTTTAAAAGTTTCTCTTACCTCTTTTATTATTTTCTTATCTTTTTCTTTTGGTATCCAATAACGCATAAGCCAATTAGTATCATTTATACCCCAGAAGTCATTTAATATAATATACTTTGGATCTAAATCTGTCAAGTCAAATAACTTATCTGCCATATCGGTAAGAGTATCAAAGTCACTTAAATTAAAATGATCTAAACCAAGTTCTTTTGAAACTAAATGTGGTATTGATTGTTCATATGGTAATCCTGTACCTAGTAATAAACTTGATCCTGCAAATAATATTCCTACATTGGTTAAATCATCTGGACCTCTATATCCATGTTTATTCCATGTATATTCAAAGTCTAATTTTGGATCGTTATCCCAATCAAGTTCTTGTATAGCATCATGTGTAAAATGATCTAATCCACCTTTACCTACATTACACTTGTTTCCTGTATCATGCCTTCCATAATACTTTATACTAGTATTTGGTTCTTTTATTTGCTTTTCAGGTCTTAGTGTTTGTTTATAATAATATCGTGGATCTTGTTTATCTGGAAAGTCTTTTTCTATCATACTTTTATAATTCTGTTAGGATCTGGGTTATCAATCATATGTTGTACTTTATCACTTACAAAGCCTGTAAATTGAAATGTTACTCTTGGAGTAAATCCAAAGTTGGCTGTACCATGTGGCATATTACACCAATCGTAAGTTATACAAGTACCTGCTTTATATCCTTGATGGTAAGTGTTACCAAACTGCCATACATGACCATAATCCCAATCTTGTAAATGAACTAGGAATCTTCTTAATTTTAAAGGATTCTTATCTGCACCTGCATCAGTCCATATTTTACGCCAACCTGGTCTTGCATATCTCATTTGTTGATCAATGTGTATAGGAGTAACTTGTCCTAATTTTTGTATATGCATTCTTGACTGATGTACTTCTACTTCTAATGAGTCAATCATTCGTAATAATATTTCATACTCTGGTGCAGGATTACGTTGAGCATAATAATTCTCTTCACCTTCTTTAAATCTACTTCTTACAATCATATCATGATACATACTACTTACATCTTCTTTACCAGATGCATTTAGAACGTCTTGTATCTCTCCGTCATGTAAGTCTTTGTCTTGTTTGCTTAAATTTCTATTTCTATAGTTTCCTATAGTCATTTCTTTTGAATGTTCTACTGCATAGTTAACTGCTGGTTGAAAATCTCCTTCAAATCTACAAGGTATTACAAAGGTTTCTTCATTAGGATCGCCAAATGGATCAAAGTGCCAATTAGCACGTAATTTATTATGTTCCCATCTACTTGGAACACCATCTACTTTAAAGATGTTATCCATCTTTTTATGTTCTTCCATTTGTTGATCGCTATACATTACTTTTTCGTATGACTCGTCTTGTTGAGTTACACCTTCTTGTTTTGTATGATCTGCTTTTTTAACTGCATCAACTAAATCGTCAATTTTTTCACCACTATAATAATTTTTATCTGTCTTTTCTTTCATTTATCTTTCCTTACAGTTTGGTAATGAATTTATAATTGTTTTAAGATTATCTTCTGTTAAATATAAACTCATTAGTATGTGATATATTCCACCTTCCATAGCAAAACTGCCATGTTGCTTACGAGTATTTAATACATACGGAACACCTGGCTTAAATTCTACACGTTTGGTATCGTATAAAAAATTCCATTGATGTATTTCTGTTTTGTTAAGTGGTATAAAAATTCTAATTTGTGGATTAAATCTAAATGCGTCTCTGTGCATAGTAAAAAAGCTACCAGATTCCAATTTTACTGCTCTACATCTAGCTAGGTTTGACCATTGTTTAAAAAAACTATATAAAGATGGACATTTAAGTAAATTTTCGTTTACAGGTTGATCTGCATCATGTTTATTTTTATCATCAAGCCCAAGTCCTTTTTCTGGTCCTGTAAGGTTAATTCCTTGTTTACCATTTGGTCCTTGTTCCCAATCTAATTTTTCTAATTCGCTGATAACCTCATTGCTGTCTAGTTTTTGTGATAACTCAATTACATCACCGTAACTATTCAACAGGGTCAATAGGTTTATTGGATTTGTATCTTTCATTTTTTGGTAACTTTCTTAATTTGTCCATCTTTTCTATATGTTCTATTCTCATAATTTGATGGTACATTCTTATAACGCCTTTTGGTGCGTCTGCTTTCCAAACTGATGGAATTAATCCGTGTACTGTACTTTTAAATGCTATAACTAGTAATGTCCAGCTATTCTTTAAACTATGCCATAGATGATAGAAGTAGCCCCATCCTGTTTCTACTTTTAAATGATGAATTGATTTCTGAAACCATTGTAGCATTTAACTATCAGTAACCCTTTTCTTCATACTAGCAACAAATTGTTCACGTAACCATTCAAAATCATTAATTTTGACCAATGCTTCGTTATCGTCTTTGTTTGCTATGCCATATTCTTTACCTTCTAATGCACCTTTTAAACAGTAACGACCAAAACGAGCACCTACATCTGTAGTACACCATGTTTCTAATCTTTCATCTGTTTCTTTTTGTTTTTGATTAGGGTTAACAGAACTTGCTAGTTTAACACATTCACGGAATGCACTTCTCCAAGTTCTATATGGATCTTTATTAAATCTTGTAATATTTGATACGTCTGATATTGGTTGATAAAATGACGCACCAGTTGTATAATCTGGTAATTCATGTCCTAGATCTAATAACTGAACTTTTGGAAATAACTTAACACCACCATATCCATACTCTAATCCATTTACTGGATTTCTAGCACTCCATACATATGTTGTATTT